AATGAAGCCAGTAGCTATGGTAGAATATTTAATAAAAAACAGTAGTAAACATGAAGATATAGTTTTAGATACATTTTTGGGATCAGGAAGCATTATAATTGCTTGTGAGAAATCTAATCGTATCTGTTATGGAATAGAATTAGAACCTAAGTATTGTGACGTTATTATAAAAAGGTGGGAAGACTTCACAGGAGAAAAAGCACAGCTAATAAAAAAATGAGAGGACAAAGAAAACCGACAGCACTGAAACTATTGGAAGGTGAGCCAAACAAAAAACGGATCAGGAAGAAAGAAGCGATACCGAAAAAAGCCTACAGAGACCCACCAAAAGAATTACCTGCTTTAGCTAGGCAGAAATGGAAAGAGCTTGCACCTAAATTATACAACCTGGGATTACTAACCGAAATAGATTATGATGCGTTTTCTGCTTTGTGTATTCTTTATTCTAAATACGCAGAAGCGGAAAAGGTAGCTACTTTGGGAATAGTTAGAACTAACTCAGGATACGTCACCCAAAATCCCATGATCAATGTAGCTTTAAAGTATTTTGAAAAATATCACAGGCTTCTTTCTGATTTTGGCATGACTCCTGCATCAAGATCAAAAATTGATGCAATAACCGACCAAGCACCAAAACCAATTGAAAACTTTTTAAATGTCCCACGCATCGTCAAGAGCTAAAACCAGAAAAAGAATCACCCACCGAGGGACAACTTTTCACTTTTCTCAAAAACATGCAGACTATGCCATCAATTTTTTTGAGCAAATGTTGTGCCATAGCAAAGGAGAGTGGGCAGGAAAGCCTTTTCATTTAATTCCATATCAGGAAGAGTTTTTGACCGAGGTTTTTGGATGGGTGGACAAGAATGGGAAACGCATGGTGAGGTCTGCTTATTTGGAAGTACCCAAGAAAAATGGGAAATCTCCACTTGCTTCAGGAATTGCTCTTTTGCTTTTGGTTGCTGATGGTGAAGCAGGAGCAGAAGTTGTCATTGCTTCAAATGATCGGGAACAAGCAGGAATTGTTTTTGGCTATGCTGAAGATATGGTCAGGCTTTCACCTTATTTGGAAAAGCGATTAAAAGTTATTTCAAGCAGAAAAAGAATTATTGACCACCAGAGCGGATCTTTTATGTGTGCAGTTAGTTCAGACGTTCCAACAAAACATGGGTTTAATTTATCTGGAATGGTATTTGATGAACTGCATGCACAGAAGAACAGGGAACTGTGGGACACACTGGCAACTGGAACAGGAGCAAGATCACAGCCACTAACTTTGGCTATTACAACCGCAGGAGTTTATTCAGAAAATTCCATCTGCTGGGAACAGCATCAATACGCACTTGAAGTAATCAAAGATCCCATGTCAGATCCTACACACTATGCCATGATTTTCAGTGCTGACAAAGATGACGACTGGACATGTCCAGAAGTTTGGAAAAAGGCAAACCCTGCTCTGGGAATTTTTAGATCAATTGAACAACTTCACGCAGAGTGTGAAAAAGCAAAAAGATCTCCTGCTTACCAAAATACTTTCAGAAGATTGTTTCTTAATCAGTGGACTGCACAGGTGGAAAGGTGGTTAGACATTGGAGAGTGGCAGAAAACCGCAGGTGAAGTACATGAGGAAGACTTAGTGGGCGAATTGTGCTATGGTGGGCTTGACCTTTCTTACAGGAAAGATCTTACAGCGTTTGTGATGGTTTTTCCTGATGAGGGTGGATATTACGATGTCTTGTGTCGTTTCTTTATTCCAGAAGAAGGACTCATTGAAAGAGTCAGGAGAGACAGAGTCCCTTATGACTCCTGGGTTGAAAATGGAGTGGTAAGAGCTTGCAAAGGGAATGTCATTGAAAAAGAAGATATCATGGATCAATTGAAAGCAGATTGTCAAAAGTTTTTTGTTAGTCAGATTGCATACGACCCATTTGGAACAAAGTTTTTTGCACAGGATATAGGGAAAGAAACAGGAAGCCAGATGTTAGAATTTAGACAAGGTTTTTTATCGATGAGCGAACCGTCAAAATTATTAATAGATCTGACAGCAGGAAGGAAATTAAGACATGGAAATAATCCCTGCTTATCGTGGCAAGCAGAAGGAGTGACAGTGGCTCAAGATCAAGCAGGAAATATCAAGCCAGTCAAAACTCATAAACTAAAAACCGTAGCAAGGATTGATGGAATCGTTGCACTGATTATGGCACTAGCTACCGCAAACAAAGAACAAAATTTAGTGTATAATGAACGTGGAATAATAATGATATGAGACAGGAATATAATTAATGGGGATCTTGGACTTTTTATCAAAAAGAGCAAAAAAAGTAACGCAGAGCGAGGGTGAAATAATCCGCATTCTGTCAGGTGAGATGAGCCAGGCAGGAATCCAAGTTGATCAGGATAATGCGTTTCAAGTGACAGCGGTGAAAAGTGCGGTCACAAGGATTTCAGAATTTGTGGCTACTCTTCCTTTGAAACTTTACAGGAGGTCTGGGAAAAAAGGGAAAGAGGAGGTCAGTGATCACGATTTGTCAAGACTGGTAGCAAAGCAACCAAATCCACTAATGACTTCTTACATCTGGAGAGAAACGGCAGAGCTTCAGTGTCTTTTATACGGAAACCACATGTCGCAAATTGTCAGGGATAGACTGGGCAGGATTATCCAGATTATTCCACTGTCAGCAGGACAAACGAAAATAAAACAATCCGATGGGAATATAACTTTTCACTATCAAAAGCCAGACGGAGAATCAAGGGTATTTTCTCAAGAAGAAATTTTCCATATCCAATGGTTTTCCTTTAATGCAATTCAGGGAGAAGATCCTATATATCAAGCCAGAGACGCTTTCGGTTTAAGCCTGGGTCTGGAAAAATACGCAAGTGACTATCTGGCAAACGAAGCGAGTCCGAGTGGGATTCTCCAGATGAAGGGGACACTCAGAAATGAGGAAGCCAGGAGAAGACTCAAAGAAGACTGGAGACAAAAACAAGGCAGATGGGGAAGAAAAAATGGGGTGGCAGTTTTAGAACAGGGAATGGAGTGGCAGTCAATCGCCAACACACCAAGGGAATCCCAGTTGGTCGAGGAAAGGAAATACCAGGTAGCAGAGGTGGCAAGGTGGTTTAATATTCCTGCTCATCTGGTTGGTGACTTAGAACATGCAACATTTTCAAACGTCGAGGAACAGACCAGGGAATTTGTCTTATATACCATGATGCCGTGGCTTGTCAGATGGGAACAGGCGATGGACACCCAACTGCTGACACAAGCAGAACAGCAGGATATGTTTTTCAAGTTTTCGGTTCAGGCATTACTCAGGGGAGATGCCAAGAGTCGTTCAGAATATTACGCATCCGGCAAACAGTGGGGATGGTTGAGCAGTAACGACATTAGGCAATTTGAGGACATGAACGAACTGGACGAAGGTGGCGGTATTTACCTTCAGCCTTTAAATATGGTGGATGTGGAAAACCCACCTGTAGCACAAGAAAGAAAAGAGGAAAGGCAAACGAGAGAAGACAGGGAAGCAAGGAAAAGACAGCAGTTTGCATTTTCCATGCAGGATGCTTTTGCAGATGCTTGGCGGAGAGTAGTAAAGGCAGAAGTTCAGGATGTCAGTAAGGCAGTAAGGAACAATTTTAAAACGAAACCAATTATAAGGGATGCCAACAGTTTTGAACGGTTCATGGACAATTATTATGCTACTCATGGCAGGGTAATAAGAGAACGCACAGGATCTCTTTACCAGGCACTGTTTTCATATGTCAGGGAAATGCTGATTGCCGATACTGGAGTTCCTTTGACTGATGATGAGGTGAGGAAATTCACAGAAGAGTATTTCACTAATTTAATTTATGATTATAACAGTTCATCGCAGGGTCAGCTTTTGTCTTTGGTAAGAGATGCGGAAATTGCTGATAAGGATGTGCCACAAGAGCTTTTGGAAAGGCTTTCACAGTGGGAAGAACGCAGACCAGGCAAACTAGCAAAAATGGAAACCTTCCAAGCGGTCAACGCAATGACAGCAACGACTTTTGCAGTAGCAGGAACGGTTTCTGCGGTGCGGTGGGTGACCTTTGGAAAAACTTGTCCTTACTGTAAGACGATGAGAAACAAAACCACTCCAGTCAATACGCAATTTGCAGGAGATGGTGATGAAGTACAATCCGCAGAAAACGATGGAAAAGTAATGCGAGTATATAAGAGGATGAAACATCCGCCACTTCACAGAGGATGTGATTGTGGACTTGCACCAGTTTAAGGAGAAGAGAAAATGCCAATTTTGACACCAAAACCAAACGAGTCAAAAGATGACTATATTGAAAGATGCGTTGCTGATCTTTCGGACAAGAACGAAGGACAGGATGCACAGCAAAGAGTAGCAATCTGCAACACTTCATGGGAAGGCTACAGGTCAGGATTAGGATCAGAACTGATGGAAAAAAGGGCAGTAGTTTCAGAACTTCGGGTGGCTCAAGACCAGGAAAATCTTTTGACCGGTTATTCTGCGGTTTATAATGTTTGGTCAAACTCAATGGTGGGTTTTGAAGAAAGAATCACCGAGGGTGCATTTGATCGGGCAATTAAGGAACAGCAGGATGTGAGAGCTTTATGGAATCACGATCCTAATTTTGTTTTAGGCAGAACCAAAAGTGGAACACTTAAATTAAGTTCAGACTCTCATGGTTTAAAAGTTGATATTAATCCACCAGCTACGCAGTGGGCAAAAGACCTGGTGGAGTCAGTCAGAAGGGGTGATGTAGATCAAATGTCTTTTGGTTTTATAGTTAGGAAAGATAAATGGTACGAAGACAAAGAGACAGGGTCGGCAAAAAGGGAATTAATAGATGTGGATTTATTTGATGTGTCGCCAGTCACCTATCCGGCATACCCAGAAACTTCACTATCAGCACGAGATCAAATGCTTTTGGTAGCACAAAGAAAAGTGGAACATTCTCTGTCCTTGAACGAATCCGAGTCATCGCTTATAATGCAGCTTGCTGAAAAACTTGAAGATGTGGACGCATCTGAAGGGTCACAGAGCAATGAGGATCACCATCGGATGCTGGAGATTTTGGCTCACAGTGAACAGATCAGACTAAAAAATTTAAACAGGGAATAAGTATGAATTTGATTAATGACCAAAAAGTCAGAGATCATCAAGGCAAAATAAACACCTTAGTCAAAGAGATGCGGAGCATGGTTGAAGCATCTATGAGTGACGAGGTCAAGCCTATGACATCTGACCAGTGGGACACATATAACCGCAAAGATGCGGAAGTGACCCGACTGGATCAAGAGCTTCAAGCGTATCAAAAATTGCATGATACAGAAGACCGGTTCAGTCAACCAGTGGCACAGCCAGAAATCCCACAGGTAAAAGAAAAACAACCAGAAGTAGATGATGATCTTGCCTACAGAGGATGGAAAAAAGCAATTCTGGGTAAAGAAAGCAGGGATAGAATTTCTGGGGAAGAAAGAAATGCTTTACAAAGCTATTACAACCAGAAAGAATCCAGAGCATCTTTACAAGTAGATGATTTAAGTGGTGGTGGTTACAACGTAGTACCAGAACGGTTTTTAACTGAACTGTTACAAAAAGTAAATGATTCAATTTACTTTCGAGGATTAGCCACAAATCTTGAAGTTTTAGACGCTGTTTCACTGGGCATCCCAACGC